AAAGCTCTGGCAACACTTCCAGACTGTGCTGCGCAAGGAAAACATCGAGTCGATCTTTGACCTCGAAACAGAGCTCCTGCCCATTCTCATTAACCTCACCAAGCGCGGCATCCGCTTTGACCGCGACCGCGCCAAGACCCTCATCGTGCAGATGCAAGAACGCGAAGAGACACTACAGCGCGAACTGAAGAAATTAACAGGATCCTCGGTTGAGATCTGGGCCGCTGCAAGCATCGCCATTGCCTTTGACAAGCTCAAACTTCCCTACCCAAAGAGCAACACAGGACTGCCCAGCTTCACCCGGTCATTCCTCCAGAACCACGAACACCCCATTGCCAAGCTCATCATCGAAGCACGTGAACTGAACAAGACCCACGGCACGTTCCTGCAGCCCTATCTGGATTTCTCCGCCGCCGACGGCCGCATCCACCCCCACGTCAACCAGCTGCGTTCTGATGAAGGCGGCACGGTCACAGGACGACTGTCCATGGCCAACCCAAACCTTCAGCAGGTCCCTGCACGGCATGAGGTCATCGGTCCCATGGTCCGTGGGCTGTTCTTACCAGAAGCAGAGAACATGTGGGCAGCTTGTGACTTCTCTAGCCAAGAACCACGGCTCTTGGTCCATTACTCTGCGCTTTTAGACTTGCCGGGGGCGGAGAAGATGGCAGAGGCCTATAGGGAAAATCCTGATACGGACTTCCATCAGATGGTTGCGGACATGGCCGGGATTAAACGCAAGCAGGCCAAGACCATTGGCCTTGGACTCATGTACGGCATGGGCAAAAATAAGCTTGCCAACGAGCTTGACCTTCCCCTAGAGGAAGCGGCCGAGCTTATTCAAAACTTCCACACCAAGGTCCCCTTCCTGCGCGGCACAGTGGACGCCGTCCAAAAGCGCATCGAGCACCCCGCCTCCGGCGGATCAATCCGAACCTTGCTTGGCCGTAAGTGCCGCTTCCCGCTCTGGGAGCCCACGCAATGGGGCGTAAACAAGGCCCTGCCGTATGAGCAGGCCGTTATAGAATACGGTCGTTCGATTAAGCGAGCGTTCACTTACAAAGGACTGAATCGCCTTATTCAAGGCTCGGCTGCTGACCAGACAAAGGCCGGGATGATCGCTCTTCATAAGGCGGGATTCAATCTTCTGTTGCAGGTTCACGATGAAATCGCCCTGTCAGTCTACTCCAGAGAAGAGGCCCTTGAAGCGTCAGAAGTGATGCGTACCGCCGTTGACTTGGAAGTCCCTTCAAAGGTGGATGTTGAGATTGGCCCTTCTTGGGGGGAGGCCGCATAATGACCTTGCTCCACATCGTTGACAGTGTGGAGTCTCCTTCGGGGTCTACAGGGGCCCCTTGCGGCCTGCTCACCCCCCTCTTTGGAGCAGGCCGCCTTTTTTTCATCGCCCCGCTTGCACTACCGGTAGTAAAATGTGTTAAGGTTGTGATACACAGAAAGGAGAGAGAATGACCAGGAAACACGTCGCACCAAGCAAGCGCAATAAAGCTTGGTTTTCCACAGTTATCCGTTTTGACAACATGGCCCGTCTGAAAGAAATCGCAGCACAGACCAAGGCCCCAGTGACACAAGTACTTGCACGGCTGATTCAACAGGAGTATGATACACTTCACACATACAGCAGAAAGGATGTCAATGCCCACGATCCACACACAGCTGACGCTTGATGTAATAGTTCAGTACGCCATTGAGCCCGCCGAGAACGGCTTTCCCGAACAGGTGGACATCATCAAGGTCCAGCCTATCGGGGGGTCCGGCAAAAACAGTGCAAACCTTCTGCGATTCATGGACGAATCACAGATCATTAACCTAGAAGACGAAATACTTTCAGAAAGGAATCAATCATGACCACACCTAACCTACCCGCATGGCCCACGATGCAGTCCGTAGAAACAGAGCTCGAAGAGGCCATAGACATCTACAAACTGGACAGCACGGAGAAGCGCAACATCATCCGCATGGTCCTCACCGCCTTTCGCGATGGCCACATCGTCGGCGTCGAGAGCATGGGCGAGGCCTGGGCCAAGTCCAACAAAGAGCTCTTTTCTTCCATGAAAAAGGAGCCCACACATGATGCCACTTAAAGAGGCCACCCTGCGCGCCAACGCCCTGTACTGGCAAGAGGTGGCCGACCGCTACCGTCAAGAGCGCGACAAGGCCCTACAAGAGGCAGCCGAAGTGCGCCGCGTCCTTTTAGAACGCACCGGCCGCGCCTTTGACGGTAACGACTATCTGCGCGAGGTCATCCAGACCAAGGCCGACAGCCCACGGCTCAAGGACCGCGTCTATAACTTCTTAAGGAGGCATATCAAATGAGCACACTGATGATGGACCTTGAAACACGGCTTTGCAAAGCGCGCGGCATCGTCCGCGTTGTCATGGAGAACATAGGGGCGGGTAATGACTCAAGAGAAGACACCGAATACGCACTGTGGGCTGTTTCCGATTTGCTATCCGAGGCCATCGACCAGTGCACAGAACCACCCGAGTGGCCTGTCCTGGGAGAGAATGAACTGGCCGTTCAAGACGGAGGCGGAATTGTCCACTTTGACCGCCTATTTCCGGAAGAAGTCCCGGATGAGCCAGAAGGACCAGAATTACGCGTCACTCCCGACGGCACTGTTGTGACCGCCACCACTTCCCCCACCCACAAGGAGCTCTTCTGATGAAAAAAATCGTCCGCAACCCAAAACCCCAACCCAGCACCATCGACCACCCCCCACACTACACCGTGGGCGGGATCGAGACCATCGACTTCATGCAGGCCAAGAGCTCCCCCGAGGAGTTCGCCGGACACCTGCGCCTGACCACACTGAAATACCTCTCCCGTGGCCCCTTTAAAGAAGACGCCATCGAAGACTACAAAAAGGCACGGTGGTACATCAATCGCTTGATCGACTTCCTCGAAACAGGTGGCGAAGAATGAGAGACAAGGACGACGAATCAAGGATCAAGGCCTACATGGAAACAAAGATGAAGCATATAAAGATGTACAACGAATCAGTGAACCTTGCCGATGGGCTTGATGTTGAGAAGTTCGCGGAGTTGGTACGGGCTGATGAGCGTGAGGCGTGTGCTGAGATTTGTGATGGGATTTCAGAGGACTACAAAACCAGAACTGACTTGAACAAAACACAGCAACAAGTTGGGCAGTTAGCGGCTGAGGTGTGTGGAGTTCGGATACGGAAAGGGGTTTACATAGCACCACCGAAAAAAAGATCTTTCAGTGAAGATGTAGGCCGTTTATTAAGCACTGGCAAAGGGTTCTATGACGACGGCACACCCATTGATCCCAAGGAAATCAACATGAAAATAGAAGGCGTGGGGGATGGTGTCGTTACATGCACAGAGGTTCATCTTCCAAGACCCCCGAAAAAAGAATGGGTTGGGTTAACTAAAGAGGAGGCCAGAGAAATCTCACTGGCAAACCGTCCTTACGTTGTAGACATGATTGCTGCGCTAGAAGCTAAGCTGAAGGAGAAGAACACATGATCCATATCTTAAAGATGCCATCCGCTCAGTACCGAATTGCCGGAGAGGATCTGTTTACAGAGGATCAAATGAGGCACTACGCCACGGAGTGCCAGCAGAGAGCCTGGGTGAACCTGACCGATGAGGAGATTGAAAAGATCCACACGGCCTGGGCAAAAGACAACCTCTTTCGTGGATGGAATTACGAACGGGCCATCGAAATCAAGCTGCGGGAGAAAAACGCATGAAGATCAAGAAAAAGGTTAGGCAGAACCAAACCCCCAACGACATACACTTTGGTTGGAAAAACAATACGCCTGTCGTGCGGATATTCCCTGAAGAATTGAAGCTGATTGAGCGATTGGGCATTTCTGTTGAAGACTACGCCAAGTCAAAAATGAGCCAGAGAAACACATGAGTCACGGCCTTTTTGAACGAAACGAACGAATGTTTACCCAATACATGCTGGGCGATTCCTTTACAAAGATCGCCGAAGAACACGGGGTAAGCAGAGAAAGAGCAAAACAGATCGTCCACAAACAAAAGCGTTTTCAGCATCCCGGACTGCACCCATGGAACAAACAAGGCAAAGACGAACATGTTGCCCTGTTCGGCACATGGTCACAAAAGGTCCGCCTACTATTACCCCATCTGAAAGCAATCAAAGCAATCGCTGAGGAGAAGAACACATGAGTGTCTTATTTGCGGCAAGACATAAGTACAGATCCCGCCGCCGCATCATGCGTACAAGATTGCTTGAGTTGCTGCTCCCAGGACTGAACGCTTTGTTTGGTCTTGAGTACGTTAAGTACGAGAAAGAGCATGAGGCTTTGTTTGAGGCGAAAAAAAAATGATCTGCTGCCAAGGAGATTGTGAACAAGGGCGCGACTGCCCATTTAGAAAGGAGAGTGTAATGAACGAAAGCAACAAACAGTGGGGCCTGGGTGTCTTGGTTGGGGTAGTGCTGACCTCGTTAATTGCCATTGGCATCAGCAAAATGAAATCCAACGAGCTACCCATGGAAATATTGCCCAAGAGTGTCATTGAAGCGTACAACCAAGGACTAAAAGATGCGCTCCGTACCAATCCACCGAGCTTGGACCTTGAGCAAGTCTGCGTGAACTTGTGGGCAGATAAACAACCCTCGGAGATGAAATGAAATCCTTCCTCAAACGCATGGAACGCGATGACATCAAGGAAAGAAGAGCTATGCTCACCATCGACCCAAACCACGAGATCGACCCAGGCATCCACAGCGTCATCCTCGCCCGACACGCCCGCCGCCTCCAAGAGCTCTGCGCTAACGCCAACCTAACAGGAGATCAAATTGACGAAATCGAACGACTTACCAAAGACTGCGTCCGCGCTGCAGCAAGAATCACCGTCTGGGCAGATGGCAAAAGAAAATGACCGCATAAACGGAGATACCTACGTGTGCTGGACCTTCTGCACCGAGCGCGGAAGAATTAAATACCGCAACCAATCCCCAAAATTCTTCCGCACCATCCACGAAGCACGGGCCGCGACACTCCTAGACCCAGAATTTAAAAAACCCACCGTGCCCAACAGGAAGTTCTTCATCGCCCAAGTGCAGTTTGCCGTGATCTACGAAACCCTCCAGGAAGTCAAAAAACCCCCCAAACGACGCTACATCATGTGACCCAATACACCATGCACTGCCCACAATGTGATACCAAGACAGAAGTTTTGGAGACCAGAAAGTACAAGGACTACCCAACATGGAACCTACGCGTCCGTAAATGCCAGCCCTGCAACCACACCTTCCGCACCCTGGAGATGACCCTTGAAGACTTCCAAAAAGCCCTTTCCACCCCCACTGCCGAAGACGACCAAGGATGACGCCAAAGGACAAAACTTCCCCGTCATGGTGGTCAGGATCAGAACGGCAGGAGTGGACTACCTGTTCTTTGGGCCTTTAATGACCGTCAGGGGGGATTTGGAGGAAATTGAGGTCATGGGCCTCACGACCAAGGAGAGCGTCATACGGGCCCTGGAACAGGGGTCAGCGGGGATGGAAAGGGAAGGGGTGGTGGTACAGTAGTGACGTAGGGCAGTGAGCAGGACAGCAGACAGGACAGCAGACACCAGCGCGGGGTAGTTTAGGGGCAAAACACCGGGTTCATATCCCGGAGCCAGGGGTTCGATTCCCCTCCCCGCTTCCAAAAAAGCCAAAAATGGTCCGTCAGAGACACGCCGGGGGCTTGAGCAAAAAATTAATACACTAGTACACCAAAAGTGGGTGTTTTGGGGGGCTTTTTGCTCTTTTTTGGGGACTATACGGCACTATACACCTCGAAGTTTGCGAAGCTCTCTTTTAGGGTGTTTCTAGTGTGAAATTTTTTTTTTTTTTTTTTTGAACA